CCACTTCTTGTGCATCGCCATGCCGCTGGCGACCTTGTTCAGCTGGTTAAAGCCGTGGGTCCAGAAAAATTCGTCGAAGTAGAAATTGCCGTGGTAGCCCTGTGCGGTGCGGGCGTTCGTCCCGAGGAAGAACAGCTCGGCGCCGTTGGCCAGGGTGATCGGATCCCCGGTCAGATCGCGGTCCAGCACCTCACGCACAAAGCCGCGCATGTAGCCCAAGAAGATATGGGCCTGGCTCTTTGAAGCACTGAGGAAGATTTGATTGCGGCCGGTGGTCAGGGCATCAATCAGCGCCTCACGCGCAAAGTAGTAGGTGGCGCCAATCTGGCGGGATTTCAGGATCACCCGCGTGCGTTCGTTGCCCGCCCGGTACCAATCGCGCTGGTAGTCGAAACACCCATCCACAAACGCCGTTTGCAGGCGCTCGATCTCTTCTTCGCTGAATTCGTTCTTGCGCGCCCTCTTCTTCGGAGCCGCGTTGCGGTTTGCCACCGCCGGATTCAGGTCGGCCTCATTCCCGCCCCCCTGGTAGCGCTGGATGCGGGCCTGACGCTCAAGCTGGCGATGCAGCAGGTCGATCTCTTTGAAGTCGCCTCCGGTCTTCCCTTCCTTGTGAATCAGGATCGCCAAGCGTGCTTCCAGCGCGCCGCCAATGCGCTCCACGGCGTCGGCGCGGTCCCATTCGTCGCGCGCCTTCCAGCTGTGGATCGTCTTCTCTTTCTCGCCGATCAGGCTGGCGATATCGCACACGCGCCAGCCCATCCAGTACAGGAACTTGGCTTGGCGTCGTGGATCGACGTGGAGTTTTTCGGCTACGCTGGTCACGTGAACAGGTTGCCCGTCGCCACGCGTGCGCGACACGGAAAACCCCCGTAATACAGGCGCTTACACGCTCCACGCGTTGCTGCAACTTCGCCCTCATTCGACCATGGGTCATCGCATCGAGAACCGATGCGCACTGACACCAGCAGAGGGTGAAATGGCCGGTAAGACCGACAAAAAGAAGCTGCGTTCCAAGTTCTTCCGCGTCGCCGTCGAGGGCGCAACCACCGACGGCCGTGTGATCGAGCGTCAGCACATCACCGATATGGCGGCGTCCTACGATCCGCAGCTGTACGGCGCCCGCATCTGGGTGGAACACATGCGCAGCCTGATGCCGGATGGCCCATTCAAGGCGTTTGGCGACGTCTTGGCCGTGAAGGCCGAAGAGGTCGAAGTGGGCGGCGTGAAGAAGCTGGCCCTGTTTGCTCAGATCGAACCGACCGACGCGCTGGTGGCGATGGTCAACAACGACAAGCAGAAGCTCTACACCAGCATCGAGATCGCGCCGAAGTTCGCCGACACGGGCAAGGCGTACCTGCAGGGCCTGGCGGTGACCGACACCCCGGCGAGCCTGGGCACGGAAATGCTGGCCTTCGCAGCACAGCATCCGGACAAGAGCCCGCTCACCCATCGCAAGCAGGCGCCGGAGAACCTGTTCACCGAACTGGAAGAGACGGAAATCACCTTCGATGAGGTCGAGCAGCCGGCGCCGCGCGTCAGCAAGATGCAACTGTTGCTTTCGGGCATCGGCCTGCTGCCGAAGCCGGCACCGGAACCCGCACCGAAGGATGATCCTGCGGCCGATGCGTCCAAGTTCGCCGAACAACTTCTGGCCACCTTCACCGCACAGGAAGACCGAATCGAGCAGCTGGCCGAGGAGAACCGCAGCCTGGCCACCAAGGTCCAGAACCTCACCGCGCAGGTGGCCAGTGTGCGCAAGACGCTCGATGACACCCCGCAGACGTTCAGCCAGCGCCCCCCGATCTCCGGCAGCGGCGGCAACGTCGGCGACGCCACCGACTGCTGATCCCCACCGGCCCCCTACTCACGGAGCAACGCAATGCGTACCGAAACCCGTACACAGTTCAACCAGTTCACCCGCCGCGTGGCGGAACTGAACAACATCGAATCTGCCGCCCTGTCGTTCTCGGTCGAGCCGAGCGTGCAGCAGACCATCGAGCAGCGCATTCAGGAGAGCAGCGCATTCCTGTCCGCCATCAACATGCCCGGCGTGATCGACCTCAAGGGCGAGAAAATCGGCGTCGGTGTGAGCGGCACCATTGCCGGCCGCACCGACACCAGTGGCGACGGCAAGCGCGAGCCTGCGGATGTGACGGCACTCGACAAGACCGGCTACGAGTGCGTCCAGACCAACTACGACACCGCCATCCCTTACGCTCGCCTCGACGCATGGGCGCGTCAGAAGAACTTCCAGACGCTGCTGCGCGACGCGATCATCCAGCGCCAGGCACTGGACCGCATCATGGTGGGGTTCAACGGTACCAGCGCTGCCGCTACCACCAGCCGGGCCACCAATTCGCTGTTGCAGGATGTGAACAAGGGCTGGCTGCAGCAGTACCGTGAGCACGCCGCCAAGCGCGTGATGAACAAGGGCAAGGCTGGCGGCAATGTGCTGATCGGTGGCGACAAGGCAACGCGTGATTACGCCAACCTCGACGCGCTGGTCATGGACCTGGTGTCCAACCTGATCGACCCGTGGCATCAGCAAGATCCGGCGTTGGTCGTCGTGCTCGGCCGCAACCTGGTACATGACAAGTATTTCCCGATCATCAATCAGGAAAGCAAGCCCACCGAGCAGCTGGCCGCGGATCTGGTGCTGGGCACCAAGCGCATCGGTGGCCTGCAGCCAGTCGTTGTTCCCTTCATGCCGGCCGATGCTTTGCTGGTCACCTCCCTGGACAACCTCTCCCTCTATTGGCAGATCGACGGCCGTCGCCGCTACATCAAGGAAGAGCCGGAGAAGAACCGCATTGCGAACTTCGAGTCGTCCAACGACTGCTACGTGGTCGAAGACTATGGCCGTGGCGCCGTGGTCGAGAACATCAAGGTCGTTGAGCAGGATGAAGCTCCGCAGGTCGGGGGCTGAGGGCATGGCCGACAGTCCCGCGAAGCGGCACCTGCAGCGCGTTGAGGCCGAAGAAGCGGCCAAGCGCGCGGCAGGCGGCAACCTGATGGAAGGCACGCCGATCTATCAGCAGACGCTGCTGCAGCTGGCCACCGACCGCGCTCGACTGAAACAGATTCAGTCGAGCAAGGCCAAGGGCCAACTCAAGGCCGCGCTGTTGCCGACCTATGACGCCTACATCGAGGGCGTCCTCGCTGCCGATGCGGGTGGCCAGGATGACGTGGTGTCCACGCTGATGCTGTGGAACATCGACGCAGGCTTGTACGACCCTGCGCTGGACATCGCCGCCTACGTGCTGGCGCATGGCCTGACGATGCCCGACCGATTCGAGCGCACCGCCGGCTGCGTCGTTGCCGAGGAAATCGGCATCGCCGCGCTCAACGCGTTGAAGACGGGTGCGGCGTTCGACCTGGGCGTGCTGAATCGGGCTGTCGAAGTGACCAAAGGCCACGACATGCCCGATCAGGTCCGCGCCCGGCTGCTGCTGGCACGCGCTCGCTGCCTGCTGCCCCCCGGCAGCGAAGAGACACCGCCGAGTGCAGAGGCCGTTGGTCAGGCGGTCGAGGATCTGCGCGAAGCCATCCGACTGCACGACAGCTGCGGCGGCAAGGAAGACCTCAAGCGCGCCGAGCGCTTGATGAAGAAGTTCGAGGCCAGTCAATCCAACGACTGACCTCACACCGAGCGTACCCCGCAACCCCGCCGGCTCGGGGCCGATCACCAAGACCTCTCTCCCTTGGTGTGACGCCCCGACCACCGGCGACCTACGAGGCCACCATGAGCAGCTTTGTTGCCAACGCATCACCCGCCGCCAAGCAACCCAACGTCACCGCCGGCGCGTTCTGGCCGGAGATCGACGTGGTTGCGCTGCGTGAGGCGATCCGCGTCCCCGGCGACATACCGGCACCGCGTATGCGAAGCACTGTGGTGTCGGCGGTCATGGACGTAACGCGGGAACTGGAAGCGTGGCAGGCAGGCAAGGAAGCCGCCGGCTACGCCACCCTGGCGGACGTGCCAGCGCAGATGATCGACGGCAGCACCCGGCTGGTGCATCTGTTCCTGCGCGCGGTCGGCTGCGCCACCGCTGTCGAACTGCACGAACGCTACCGCTCCTATGACGCCACCGCACAGGGCAATCAGCGTGCGGAGGAACTCACCCCGACCATTGACGAGATCCGCCGCGATCTGCGCAACGCCATCTGCGACCTGCAGGGCCTGCCGCGCGTCACGGTGGAACTGATCTGATGCGCGTCCTCTCGATGCAGGGCGACACGCTCGACGCGCTCTGCCACCGCCATCTGGGCACCACCGCCGGCATGGTCGAGAAGGCGCACGCACTGAACTACGGCATCAGCCTGCATGGGCCGGTCCTGCCCATTGGCACTGTCGTGGAGCTACCCGACGTACCCGCACCGTCCACCGGCGCCGCGATGCGCCCCCTTGTTCAGCTATGGGATTGAAGATGACCGAACCAACCTCTACCGGCAGCATGGCAGCACTGGCAACGGGGGTCGGCCTTGCGTCGATCCTGCCGGGGATCCAAACCGATGCCTTCCTGGGCGCGTTCGCCGGCGCCACCCTGTTCGTCGTGTCGGCCAAGAACCTGCCGATCTGGAAGCGCCTGGTGTATCTGGCCATCAGCGTGGTGGCCGGCTACCTGGGCGGCACCGAGGTGATGCAGCGCTTCGGTTTGGTGTCCACGGGCCTTGCCGCGTTCATCTGTGCGGCGGTCATCGTCACCCTGACCCTGAGCCTGATCGAGCGCAGCCGCACGGCTGATGTGACTCGCCTGCCGCGTGGAGGCTCCGATGGCTGAGTTCCTGACCACCGCCACGCTGCTGTGCAGCCTGGCCATCTGCATCCGTCTGCTGACTTACCGGCCGGCCCCCGGCGCCAAGCACCGCCCCGCCATCGCCTGGTGCGCATGGCTGCTGATCGCCGTCACCGGCGGCCTGGCGCTGCAGATCATGCTGCAGGGCGCCCGTGCACACGTCAGCGTCTGGCAGCTGCTGCTACTGCTGGTCCTGCTGGTGGCCACCTATCGATCGCGCGGCAACGTCGCGCACCTGTTCGGGAGCAACTGACGTGCTGACCGCCCCACAACTGGCGCAGATCATGCAATGCCCGCTCGCCCGCGCTCAGCGCTGGGTGGCGCCGTTCAATGCGGCCATGAAGCGCTTCGGGATCAACACCCCCGTGCGCGCCGCGTACTTCCTCGCCCAGGTCGGCCACGAAAGCCTGAGCCTGTCGCGGGTGGAGGAATCGCTTAGCTACAGCCGCGAGCGCCTGCTCGAAGTGTTCGGCAAGTACGTTGAAGGCCCGGAGGCTGCTGCGTTCGTCCACCAGCCGGCGAAGCTGGGCAACCGCGTCTATGCCAACCGCAACGGCAACGGCAATGAGGCCAGCGGCGACGGCTACGCCTATCGCGGGCGTGGGCCGATGATGCACACCGGCCGTGGCAACTATCGCCACATCGGCCAGCTGATCGGCCAGCCGCTGGAAGAATTGCCCGCCCTGCTGATCGAGCCGGAAATCGGCGCCATGGCAGCGGCCGCGTTCTGGCACGACAACCGCCTCAACGCCTACGCGGACCAGCGCGACGTGCTGAGCGTCAGCCGGGTGGTCAACCTGGGCAACGCCCGCAGCCGCGCCACACCGAACGGCATGCCCGACCGCACCGCACGCACCAACCGCGCCCTGGCCGCGCTGGGCGCACGCTGATGCTCTACCGCGCCCTTGCCATCGCGGCCCTGATCGCGGCCACGGCCGGCCTCTTCAGCTGCCAGCAGGCGCGGGTAAATCGCGCCAACACCGCGCTGGACCGCGCCAACGCCGCCCTGGCCAGCGCCAATGCCGAGAAGAAGGATCTGGCCGGCAAGCTGGAACTGGCACAGGGCACCACCCGCGTCGTGACCGAGTACGTGGACCGCGTACAGGTGGTGCGCGAGCGCGGCGACACCATCACCAAAGAGGTTCCCGTCTATGTCACTCCGACCGCTGATGCCGCTTGCGCTGTGCCTGTTGGCTTCGTGCACATCCACGACGCCGCTGCGGCAGGCGTCACCCCCACCGGAACTGCCGGCGATCCTGATGCGCCCGCTGCCGGCGTTACGCTCTCTGTCGTCGCCGAAACCACCGCAGCCAACTACGGCCAGTACCACGCCGCCGGCGAGCAAGTGACGGCGCTGCAGCAGCTGGTGATCCAGCTGCACACCGCCTTGGCCGAGTGCGCGCGGCGATGAAGAAGCCGCAACTGCTCCGCCAGCACCTGGTCGCGGCGATGCCGGCGCTCGCCGCAGATCCCGAACGCCTGCTGGTGTTCGTGGACGACGGCGGGTTGGGGGCCAGCTTCGCGGCAGGCCTGTCCTTCCAGTACCGCTACACCCTTGAACTGATCCTGCGTGACTTCGCCGGTGCACCCGAAGCCGTCATGGTGCCGCTGCTGCAGTGGTTGACGCGGCACCAGCCCGAGCTGCTGGCCAACCCCGACAACCGCGAAAAGCTGGCCTTTGAGGTGGACGTGCTGAGCGATACCGTGGTCGATCTGGCCATCCGGCTACCGCTGACCGAGCGCGTGCGCGTCGTGCAGGACGACGCCGGCGTGTTTCAGCTGCAGTACCTGCCCGAGCCGCCGGCAGAGTGGGAACACCGCCATACGCTCGCTGGTGGCCCGCTGACGGCCGACGGTGAAGTGTTGGGCACCCTGCCGGCGATCACCGAGTGAGCGAGGATCTGCAGCGTCTGGAGGCGTGGGTAGCGCCGCTGCTGCAGCAGCTCAAGCCCGCCCAACGCAGCCGCCTGGCACGCAAGGTCGGCACCGCCGTGCGGCGCTCGCAGCAGAAGCGCATCGCGGGCCAACAGAATCCCGACGGCTCCCCGTTTGCCGCGCGACGCAACGCACCGCCTCGCCGCGCCAAGGCCGGCCGCATCAAACGCGGCGCCATGTTCGGCAAAATCCGGCTGGCCAAGCATCTGCGCGTGCACGGCAGTGCCAGCGAGGCGGCGGTGGGCTTCGCCGGGCGCGTCTCGCGCATCGCCCGCATTCACCAAGAAGGCCGCACCGATACCGTGAGCAAGGGTGGCCCTCGCGTCACCTACGCGCGACGCGTGCTGCTCGGCTTCACCACTGCCGACGAACAGCTGATCCGCGAACTGATCCTCGATCACCTGCAGGCCATATAGCGTAAGCGGCGGCGCTACATACCGCATTCCACGGCCTCGCGCGCGCGCGATGGGAATCTGGACCGGACCCATCAGCCGGTGCATCCGTGTCCTCCTTTACCGCCATCGAAGTCGATAAGCTGCCGGCCCCGGACATCTTCGAGCAGCGCACGTTCGAGGCCATCCTGGCCGAACGACTTGCCGAGTTCCGGCGCCTGTGCCCCGACTACACCGCCCTGGTCGAATCCGATCCGGTGATGAAGCTGCTGCAGGCCAGCGCATACCGCGAGCTGGTGCTGCGCGAGCAGTTTAACCAGCGCGCACGCGGCCTGCTGCTGCCCTACTCCATGGGCGCCGACCTGGACAACCTCGCGGTGCCGTTCGGCGTGCAGCGCAAGCTGTTGAAACCGGCAGATCCGAAGACCAACACAGCCGCCGTCTACGAGAACGATGCCGCGTTCCGCCGCCGCATCCAGCTGGCGCCGGAAAGCCTGTCGGTGGCCGGCCCCGAAGGCGCCTACATCTTCCACACGCTCTCGGCACACCCGGACGTGCTCGACGCTAGCGTGGCCAGCCCGTCGCCGGGCAAGGTGGTAGTCACGGTCCTGTCGCGGCAGGGCAACGGCACGCCATCGGCCGATCTGTTGAAGATCGTCGAGGCCGCACTGCTCAACGACAACGTGCGCCCGCTGACCGACTACGTGACCGTGGCCCCAGCCACCGTCAAGCCGTTCGAGATCCGGGCACGGCTGGTCACCTTCAACGGCCCTGACAGCGCCCTGGTACTGGCCGAGGCCCGCCGCCGCGTGGATCTGTTCCTGCAGCAGACCCAGCGCCTGGGCCGCGACGTGCCGCTGTCGGCGCTCTACTCGGCCCTGCACGTCGATGGCGTCCACCGGGTGCAGCTGATGGCGCCCACGGCCGATATGCCGGTGGATGCGCAGTCAGCGCCGTTCTGCACCCGCGTGGTGATCGAGCACGGCGGCACCGATGCCTGACGCCGCTTCCCTGCTCCCACCCAACTCCACGCCGCTGGAGCGCGCGGTAGAGCGCGCCGACGCTCAGGTGTCGGCCGTACCCATGGTGCACGACACGCTCTGGAATCCGTGGAACTGCCCGGCCGAGTTCCTGCCGTTCCTCGCGTGGAGCGTGTCCGTCGATACCTGGGACAGCGATTGGCCCGAGCGCATCAAGCGCGCCCGCATCGCCAGTTCGTTCCAGATCCAGCGGCACAAAGGCACCGCCAAAAGCATCGCCGACCTGGTCGCCAGCTTTGGCGGTCAGGTCCAGATCCGCGAGTGGTGGCAGTCCACACCACAGGGCCAGCCGCACACCTTCGACCTGTTTCTAACCATCAGCGGCGACGGCGGTCAGGACTCATCAGCCGAGTTCGTGCACCAGATCGTTGACGCCGTAAACCGCACCAAGCCGGTGCGCTCGCACTTCACTTTCACCCAAGGCATTCAGGCCGACAGCCAAGTCGGAGACGTTGCAGGTGCCCAAGCGGCGGTCTACCGCCGCCTGACGATGATCGGAGATTGACCCCCCAATGCGCATGAAGATCACCACTGCCGGCCGCGCCAAGCTGGTCAACGCCACCAACACCGGCACCAACTCGGTGCTGATTTCCCACATCGGCCTCACTGCCACCGGCTTCACCCCTACTGCGGCGATGACGCAGCTACCGGGCGAGTTCAAGCGCATGACCACCTTCGGCGGCAAGTCCGTCGCGGCCGATACCATCCACGTCACGCTGCAGGACAGCGGCGCGGAGAAGTACACCCTGCGTGGCTTCGGGCTGTATCTGTCCGACGGCACGCTGTTTGCGGTATACGGCCAGAGCGAGGCGATCATGGAGAAGGCCACGATCTCCACGCTGCTGCTCTCGGCCGACGTGACGTTGGCCGACATCGACACTGCGCAGATCAAGTTCGGCAGCACTGAATTCCTGAATCCGCCGGCCACCGAAACCGTCCCCGGTGTGGTTGAGCTGGCAGACGGGACCGAAACCACCAATGGCGCGGATGCGGTTCGGGCGGTGACCCCGCGCGGCTTGAAGACCGCGCTGAACAACCGTTTCGGCGGCGAAGCTCCGACCCAGTTCGTCAAGACGCTGTTGTCCCTGGCAACGGCCGCGGCTATCCGTACTGCCCTTGAAGTGAAGGGCGCCGCGCTGAAAGACATGGGCCACGGCAAGGGGCTGGACGCCGACACGCTCGACGGCATGCACGCCGCCGACTTCCCGCAAGTGGGGAAAGTTCAGCCCATTGACGCGATCCCAGGCAACTCCAATCAGATCCGGTGGATCAAGCTGGGCACGCTGCCGTGGCGCGGCCCCGGCGCCAGCATTCTGCTGCTGGAAATGACCAATGGCGCCATCGGCAGCCCGCGCTACGCTTGGGAGCAGATCGCCGCGTCTACCCGCACGTTCAGTGATACGACCACGGTGCTGACGCAGGCGGTTGTTGATGGCATGGTGCAGCACACGCGGATCGGCGCCGACTCTTCCCTTGATCGCCCCAGCCGCTTCGGCTTGGTGCTGATGACCGATGCTGCGGGCAAGTCCACAGGTGTCGAGCTGTGGCTGCAGCAACGCGAGTACAACCAAGGTCATGCCGTGCGCGTCGTCAACGCTGCCGGGACGACGTACCACGGCCCTGGCACGTTCGTCACTGCCGAGCCGCAGGGAATCATTTACGCAACCGTCCAGCCCCTCGCCTATATGGGCGATCTGCGGCGCTTGGTCGAGGCAACCGAGAATCGCTGGGGCCGTCGTCAGACCTTTGCCCTAGGTCTCTACCTGCCCAGTGATCAAACCGTCGACCTGGGATTCGGCGGTGGCAGCTTGCGTGGAACGGATACTGGCAGTGTTGTGCTCGCCGCAGGGGCGGGGCCGACGGGCGAATCGGGGGGCTATGTCTACCTGCGGCCCAATGGCACCGCCAACGCCGCCGGGCAGCTGGCCGTTTACAAGAACGGATTCACGGAGATGGCTGGAGCCCGAATCGGAACCGGCTCGGGCGACGGAAAGGTGCTGTGCGAGCTGTACTCGGAACGCCCTTGGCAGTTCAAACAAGGCGGGACGGAGGGACAGACCGGGTTGGAGTTGCACGACATTACCGGCGGTAAGGAATTCCGCCTGACGAACGTCGCCAATCCCAACAAGATTGTGTTGAACCCGACCGGAAGCTGGGTATACGCGGCCGAGTTCCGAGGCAAGCTGACCGGCAACGCCGACACAGCCGGCAGGCTCGCTACGCCGCGCACGATCAATGGCACCGCGTTCGATGGCTCTGCCAACATCGTGAGCACGGCATGGGGCGCCTCCCGCAAGGTGACCATCGGGAACACCACCAAGGATGTAAATGGTGGCGTGAACTTCGGGTGGACGCTGGCCGAGATTGGCGCCGGTTCGGCCACCGACGTTGCCGCTCGGGTGGCATTCGCGCCCCGCACCCAGGACGGAAGTGCTTGGCTGTCCGCATACGACACCTACCGTTCGCACCTTCGCAGCGCGGCGGCGGATGACTCGATGCCCAGCGCATTCACAAACGCTATTTCGCTGCCGACCTACGACAATGCGCGCGGTCTGGCCATCGCGAGTGATTTCAGCAGCGCCAATCGCTTCTGGATGCGGTCCCGCCACGACTCGGCCGGCACCACCGCTGAGACTCGCTGGAAGCCATGGGCCGAGCTATGGACGAACGTCAACTTCAACCCAGCCACCAAGGCCAACCGCATCCCCGGCCAGGTCATCATGTTCGCCGGCAGGACCGCCCCCAGCGGCACCCTGCTGTGCGACGGCGCGGCCGTTTCCCGCACCACCTATTCCGAGCTGTTCGCCGCCATCGGCACGCTGTACGGCGCAGGCGATGGCAAGACCACCTTCAACCTGCCGGCCATGCTGGAAGGCACCGTGGTCACCCACACGCAGAAGCCGGAGACTGTCGGTACCGCCACCAACGGTGAAGTGATTCGACACGCGCATGGTGCGTCGTCGGCCAGTGCAGGCACGCACAGCCACACCATCACGGTAGCGGGCGGCGGTGCGCACTCGCACGGCGCCAGCGCTGCAGCCGCCGGCGATCATGCCCACAACACGTGGACCGATTCGCAGGGCCACCACGCGCACAACGGCGGCACCTCGGCGTCTGGTGATCACCAGCACATCAGTCCCTTCGGCGACCAGATGCCCTATCCCTGGGGGCAGTATGGCAACCGGGATCAGGTGGGCACCCGTGCCAGCGGCGTCGATCAGGACAACAGCTGGCCCCTCACGAACCCGGCGGGCAATCACGCCCACACATTCACCACCGACGGCGCCGGCGCCCATGCCCACAACATCGGCATGAACAACGCCGGCAACCACACCCACACCATTTCCGTCGCGCAGGTGGGCGATCACGGCCACAGCGCTTCGGCTGCAGATGCGGGCGCACACACCCATGCGGTGACAGTGAACAACACCGGCGGCGACCGCAACCTGCCGGCCGGTCTGCGAATGATCTACTGCATCACCTACTGAGGAACGAAGCATGTCCACCGAAACCCGCTTTGCCCACGCCTTCGATCCCGCCAATCGCGCCTACATGGGCCCGGTGCGCCTGCAGCCGTCGCCCGACGGTGTTTGGCACTTGCCCGATGGCACGGTGGACGTGGCGCCCGCACAGACCGTCGGCCAGTGCCAGGCGCTGCGCCTGGCTGATGACGGGAGCCGCTGGGAGCTGGTGGCCGACTTCCGCAACCGCATGCTGTGGGACACGGCCACCGCCATGCCGGTCCCCAATCGGCTCGCGCTCGGCGAGCCCTTGCCGAGCGGCGTCACGCTGGCCGAGCCATTCCGTCTGGATGGCACCACGCCGCAGTGCAACGCTTGGGACGCCGTTCGAGGCGAGTGGACGCTGCAGCCCGATTACAGCGGCCGGCCGATCTGGAACAAGGGCGATGGCAGCTTCGCCGCGCCGCTGCTGCGTGGCCAGCCGCTGCCCGCCACCGTGACCGATCACGCCCCGCCCACTGACCGATCCGCACCGATCGGCTATGACGATGCCACCGGTGCCTGGGTGGAAATCGCGGTCAGCGACACGACGGCATCGCATCCCAAGTGATGCGGAACCACTGCGCGGCTGTGCGATCCGCCCGCCCGCCGTTGTAACGGTCCCATCTACCGCCCGCGTTCCGTGCGCGCGCGAGGAACCACCGGGAACATGGGCGCATGGATAGCGCCCTGCCCCAACAGATCAACAACCTGCTGCGCGACGGCGTGGTGACCGAGGTCGATCACGCCCGGCACCTGTGCCGTGTGCAGACGGGCGAAGCGCATACCGACTTCCTGCCTTGGTTCAGTGCCGCCGCCGGTGAGCTGCGCACCTGGGCACCGCCGAGCAGCGGCGAGCAGGTGGCACTGCTGTGCTGCGACGGTGACCTGGCCAACGCCATCGTGCTGCGCGGCCTGTATTGCGAACAGTACCCGGCGCCATCGACCAGCCCCAGCCTGACCCTGATCCAGTTCAAGGATGGCGCGGTGGTCAGCTACGACCACGACGCGCACGCCCTATCGGCCGTTCTGCCCGCCGGCGGAACTATGGCCATCACCGCCGACGGCGGAACCACGATCACCGGCCCTGTGACGATCAAGGGCGCAACCAGCATCGAAGGCAAGGTGACGATCACCGGCAAGGCGGAGGTGTCCGACGACGTGGTCGCCGCCGGCATCAGCCTGACCAAGCACAAGCACCCCGGCGTGCAGCCGGGCGGTGGCACCACCGGGGCGCCGGCATGATCGGCATGGACGCCCGCAGCGGCGCTTTCAGCGATGACCTGGCACACCTGCGCCAGTCCATCGCCGACATTCTGACCACCCCAGTTGGCTCGCGCGTGCAGCGCCGTGAGTACGGCTCGCTTCTGCCGGAGCTGATCGACCAACCTTTCAACGACGAAACCCGCCTGCGGCTGTTCGGCGCCACCGCCACCGCGCTGATGCGTTGGGAGCCGCGCATCAGCCTGACCCGTATCGACCTGGCTCACGGCGACGTGGCCGGGTCGTTCGTCCTCGACCTGCAGGGCCAGCTGGCCACGCCGAGCGGCGCATCGCGCAACACCCGCCTTTCCGTACCACTCCGCTTCCACACCCCCTAACCGAAGGAGAAGCCCATGGCCGCCAACGGCTACCATCACGGCGTACGCGTCATTGAAATCAACGGCGGCACGCGCCCGATCCGCACCGTCTCCACCGCCGTGATTGGCGTCATCGGCACAGCCGAGGATGCAGACAAAGACGCTTTCCCGCTGGACCGTCCAGTCCTGATTACCGACGTGCTGAGCGCCGTCGGCAAGGCCGGCAAGACTGGCACCCTGCGCGCCGCACTGCAGGGCATCGCTGACCAGGGCAACCCGATTGTGGTTGTGGTGCGTGTTGCCAACGCCGGCAATGACACCGACACCACCGCCAAGGTCATCGGTGCCGCAGAGGGGGGCCGCTACACCGGCCTGCATGCGCTGCTGGTGGCACAGGCCCAGCTGGGCGTGCGTCCGCGCATCCTCGGCGCGCCAGGGCTGGACACCCAGCCGGTTACCGCAGCGCTGGCCATCGTCGCCAAGAAGCTGCGCGGCATGGTCTACGCCAGCTGTGCAGCCAGCGCCACCGTGTCGGAAGCCATCGCCTACCGCGAGCAGTTCGCCGACCGCGAGGTGATGCTGATCTATCCCGACTTCATGGCCTTCAACACCGCCACCGCATCCACCGGCATGGCCTACGCCGTCGCCCGTGCGCTGGGCGTGCGCGCGATGACCGACCAGCAGCAGGGCTGGCACAAGTCCATTTCCAATGTGCCGGTGGCAGGTGTGACCGGCATCAGCCGCGACGTGCATTGGGATCTGCAGGACCCCAACACCGATGCCGGCCTGCTCAACGCGGGCGATGTAACCACCCTCATCAACTCCAACGGCTACAAGTTCTGGGGCTCGCGCACCTGCAGCGATGACCCGTTGTTCCAGTTCGAGACGGCCACCCGCACCGCACAGATCCTGGCCGACACCATCGCCGAGGCCATGCAGGTCTACATCGACAAGCCGCTGCACCCGTCGCTGATCCGCGATCTGCTGGAGAGCATCAACGCCAAGTTCCGCGAGCTGGTCTACGCCGGCTACCTGATCGGCGCCAACGCCTGGTACGACGAAGGCGCCAACGCCTCGCAGTCGCTGGCCAGCGGCCAGCTGGTGATCGACTTCGACTACACCCCGGTGCCGCCGCTGGAGAACCTGCAGCTGAACCAGCGCATCACCGACCGCTACTTCGCCGACTTCCCGGCCCGCATCAGCGGCTAAGGCCGCATAAGGAATCAATGCCATGGCTCTGCCCAGCAAGCTGAAAAACCTCAACCTGTTCAACGATGGCCAGAGCTACATCGGCCTCGTCACCGAGTTCAAGGTGCCCACCCTGACCCGCAAGATGGAGGAATACCGTGCCGCTGGCATGGTCGGCCCCATCGAGATCGACCTGGGCCAGGAGAAGATCGAAGCCGAGTGGAAGTGCGGCGGGCTGATGCTCGACGTACTGCGCCAGTACGGCGCCGTCTCGCACAACGCCGTGCAGCTACGCTTTGCCGCCGCCTATCAGCGCGAAGACACCGGCGAAGTGGATGCGGTGGAGATTGTGATGCGCGGCCGCCACTCCGAGATCGATGCAGGCACCGCAAAGGTCGGCGACGACACCGAATTCAGCGTCAAGACCTCGGCCAGCTACTACAAGCTGACCGTCAACGGGCGCACCGAAATCGAGATCGACATGGTGGGCATGCTTTTCGTGGTCAACGGTGTTGACCAGCAGTCCGCTATCCGCCGCGCCATCGGCGCCTGATCCCTTTCCCCATTGCCCGGCCGCTTCGACGGCTGGGCCAACCCTGTGAGAGACGCACCATGAACACCGAATCCAACATCACCACCGCTGCCGACGAAACCACCGACCCGAACGTGATCGTGCTGGAAACCCCAATCCAGCGAGGCGAGCAGGTGATCCGCTCGGTTCGCCTGCGCAAGCCGAATGCCGGCGAACTGCGCGGCCTCAAGCTGCACGAACTGGCGCAGATGGATGTGACCGCACTGGTGACCCTGCTGCCGCGTATCAGCCAGCCACTGCTGACGCAGCATGACGCGGCCAAGCTCGAGCCGGCCGACCTGGTCGAGGTTTCCCGCGTCATCGGTGGTTTTTTCGAGCCGAGAGCGACGAAGGAATCCCAGCCTGCGTAGAGGATGTGATGGCCGATATCGCGGTGATCTTCTCCTTCACCCTCACCGAGCTATCGGCCCTTTCCCTCTCTGAACTGATCCGGTGGCGCCAGCGCGCCCATGAACGAAGTGGAGCCCAGCAGTGATACAGTCCACCCATGGACACCCTTATCGCCATCGTGTTTGCGCTGTTCCTGCTGGCCATGGTCGGCGGGCTGCTGGTGTGGGCGATCAGCGCTGCGTGCCGCTTCCTGGCCGCGCTGGTAGCCGCTCCCACGGACACCACGACGCCGTAACACGCGCATCGGTTGTCGTCGCATGAGCGGCGGCAACCTTCGCCTGCAGGTGGTGCTGGAAGCGCTCGACCGCGCCAGCGCCCCGTTCAAGAAGGTCATGGCCGGCAGCAAGGGCCTGTCCAACGCCCTGCAGGAACAACAGGGCAACCTGCGCCGCCTCAATGCCGCCCAGCGCGACGTTGCGGCCTACCGCCAGCAGCAGCAGGCGGTGCGCGCCACCGAACAGAGCCACCTGGCCGCGCAGCTGCGCGTCGCCGCGCTGGCCCGCCAGATTAAAGAGGCCGGCACCCCTACCCGCAAGCTGAGCCGCGAGTTCAGTCAGGCTCGCGCCGCCGCCGCCCAACTCAAGGGCCAGCACCAGCAGCAGTCGGTGGAACTGCAGCGGCTGCGCTCGGGGCTGGACCGCGCCGGCATCAGCACGCGGCAGCTGGGGACGCATGAGCGCAAGCTGCGCACCGATATTGCCGCCGCTTCCCAGCAGATGGAGGCCCAGCGCACTCGCTTGGCTGCGCTCGATGCGGCGCAGGCCCGTAGCCGCAAGATCCACAGCGCCGGCATGAACGCGGCGGCACATGGCACCGGCGTGGCGTTGGCTGCGTTTGGCGCCCTGCGTGCGCAGACGCTGCCCATCGCGCAGGCCATGAGCTTCGAGTCGGCCATGGCCGACGTGAAAAAGGTGGTCGACTTCGACACACCGGACGGCTTCGAGAAGATGGGCCGCGACATTGAGGAACTGTCGCGCCGCCTGCCCATGGTGCCCACCGACATCGCCAAGATCGTCGCCGCCGCCGGCCAGGCCGGCATCGCCAGCAACGAGCTGACCCGGTTCGCCGAGGACGCGGCCAAGATGGGCGTGGCCTTCGACACCACGGCCGAAGACGCCGGCCAGACAATGGCCACATGGCGTACCGCATTCCGTATGGGGCAGGACGACGTTGTCGTGCTGGCCGACAAGATCAATTACCTGGGCAACACCGGCCCGGCCAGCGTCCAGAAGATCAGCGAGGTGGTGAACCGCATCGGCGCGCTGGGCGAGGTCGCCGGCCTCGGCAGCGGCCCGCTGGCCGCGCTGGGCGCCACCGTCGCTGGCATGGGCATCGAGTCCGAAGTGTCGGCCACCGGCATCAAGAACATGCTGCTCACGCTGTCCTCGGGCGAGGCGGCAACGTCTCGGCAGGTGGCCGCGTTCGACAAGCTGGGGTTGAAGGCCGGCGATATGGCCAAGGCGATGCAGGACGACGCCGGCGGCGCCATCCTGCAGGTGCTGGAAAAGCTCAAGCAACTGCCCAAGGCCGAGCAGGCTGCGACGATGACGCAGCTGTTTGGCCGCGAGTCGATCGGTGCGATCGCGCCGCTGCTGACCAACCTTGAATTGCTCAAGGGCAATCTGGGCAAGGTCGCTGACGAACAGAAGTACGGCGGTTCGATGAACGCCGAATATGCCGCGCGTGTGGGTACGGCAGAAAACGGTTTGATCCTGCTCAAGAACAGCGCCACCGTGCTTTCGCAGCGCCTGGGCAAGACCCTGCTGCCGACGGTCAAGGAGCTGGCCGCGCGCGTGGCCAATGTTGCCGACCGGATGGCCGAGTGGGTGACGAAGAACCCGCAGCTGGTGGCCACCATCGCCAAGCTGGCCATTGGCGGTACCGCCCTGGCCGCTGCGCTCGGCGGTTTGCTGGTTGCCGGTGGCGTGGGTGCCATGGCGCTGACGCAGATCCACAAGGGCGTGATGCTGCTCAGTGGCGGCGGTGGCATCGGCCGGCTGGTTGGCCAGGTGCTGTCGCTGGGTGGCCGGGCCTTCCCCATGCTGCTCAACGTCGGCCGCATGCTCCTGCCGATGCTCGGCGGCATCAGCCTGCCGGTGCTGGCCATCGGTGCCGCCGTGGCCGTGGTTGCCGCGCTGGTGTGGAAATACTGGGAGCCGATCAAGGCGTTCATGATCGGCGTGTGGCAGGGCGTGGTGGACGTGGTCAACCCGATCATGGCCGAGCTGATGACCGCGCTGGAACCGCTGGGGCCGGTGTGGGCGCAGGTGTCCGATGCCATGGGCAAAGCCTGGGCGTGGGTGCAGAAGCTGTTCACCCCCTTCAAGGCCACCAGCGAGCAGCTGCAGGGCGCCACCACGGCCGGCCGTGGCTTCGGCCAGGTGCTGGGCCAGGTGCTGACCGTCAACCTGCGCATGGCCGTCGCCGCTGTGGGCTGGCTGGTAAAGGCGTTCACCTTCATGCTGCCGATCATCCAGAACGCCGTCGGCGGCGCGTGGACGTACCTGCAGGGCGCGTGGCAGCTGATCGTCGGCCTGTTCACCCTCAACGGGGACAAGATCCGGTCGGGCCTGACGGCCATGTGGGACGGCGCCAATCAGATCCTGCTCGGTTGGCCAGCAAGGATGATGCAGGCTGGCATCGACATGGTGCAGGGCTTGGTCAACGGCATCACATCCAGCGGCAGCGCAGCGATGGATGCTGTGGCCAACATCGCCTCTGGCGTGATGGATCGCTTCAAGGGTCTGCTGGGCATCCATAGCCCGTCGCGTGTGTTCGCGCAGTTCGGCGACTTCACCATGCAGGGCCTGGCCGGCGGCATCGACCGAAGCCAGGGCGAACCGCTGCAGCAGGTGACCAGCGTTGGCGACCGCATCACGCAGGCCGGTGCCGGCATGGGCGAGCGCGTAACCCAGATCAGCTCCGGCATGACCCAGCGCATGCAGGGCCCTGCAGCCGACAACGCAGCAGGAACGACCCGACTAGACCAACTGCGCGAGCAGCGCATCGCAAAGCTGGGGAACAACGCCGATACCGCACGTGCCACGGGCAGCCGCGACAGGTTGCGTCAGGCATCGGCCGGTTTCGCGCTGGGCGCCGCTGCGCTGCCCGTCATAGCTGCAGCTGCCCCGGTAGTTGCCCCGGCAGCTGCGCAACCCGCAGCGGGCAGCACAGGCGCTTCCAGCTACACCATCAACATCCAACCGCCGTCCGGCGCCGACTCCCGCGAAATCGCGGATCTGGTGCGGCAGGCCATTGAACAGATCGAGCGCGACAAGGCCACCCGACGTGGTGCCCGGCTCAGCGACTGAGGACCACCACCATGATGATGACCTGGGGCACGTTCGTGTTTTCCCTCTCCACCGCCGCATACGGCGAACTGCAGCGCCAGATGACCTGGCGCCACGCCAGCAGCGACCGCGTGGGCGCCCGCGCAGCCCGGCAGTACGTCGGGCCGGGCGATGACACCATCAGTCTGCAGGGCACCATCGCGGGCGAGCTGGCCACCGACCTGCAGGTGCTGGACAAGCTGCGCGAGCTGGCCGACCAGGGCAAACCGCAGGCGCTGGTGGAGGGCACGGGCCGCGTCTACGGTGCCTACCTGCTGACCAGCCTCAGCGAGACGCGACGCGAGCTGTTCAGCGACGGCACACCGCGCTTGATCGACTTCCAGATGCAGCTGGAACGCGACGACGACGGCGCCAGCGAGGCCATCGCATGAGGGCCAGTCCGTACCCGATCCCCGCCTGGCGGGTGATGCTCGATGGCCAGGATCTGACCGCGCGGCTTGCACCGCGCCTGCTCGATCTGTCGCTGACCGAGAGCCGTGGCGACGAAGCCGATCAAGTGGATCTGCGCGTGCATGACCATGACGGGATGCTTGCCCTGCCACGCCGGGGCGTCACCCTGCAGGTGGCCATAGGCTACGAGGGCAGCGGCCTGTTCGACAAGGGCACCTTCAAGGTCGATGACGTGGAACACAGCGGCTCCCCGGACATCATCACCATTCGCGCCCGCTCGGCCGACCTGACCGGAGCCGTTCGCCGACGGCGCGAACGCAGCTGGCACAACACCACCCTGGGCGACATTCTCGGCGCCATTGCGGGCGAGCATTCGCTGCGCGCGTCCGTGGCCGCGGATCTGGCTGGCGTTGCCATTGCCCACCTCGATCAAGCCAACGAGAGCGATATCAACCTGCTCACGCGCCTGGGCAAACGCTTCGACGCCGTGGCCACGGTGAAGGCTGGAACGCTGATCTTTGCGCCCATCGGTGCAGGCACCACCGCCAGCGGCCAGCCGCTGCCTGGCGTGCGGATCACGCGCGCGTCGGGTGACCAGCACCGCTACAGCGTTGCTGACCGCGAGAAGTTCACTGGCGTTCGCGCGTACTGGGGCGACCGCAAGGCAGCGCGTCGAACGGGCGTGCTGGTGGGCACGTCCGAGAACGAAAAGAAGCTGCAGGCCACGTATGCCACTGCAGATGAAGCGCGGCAGCACGCAGACGCCGAGTTCAAACGGCTGGACCGAGGCACCGCACAGCTGAGCTATCGGCTGGCCATCGGTCGAGCCGACATCTACCCGGAGCAGACGGTTACTGTCAGTGGCTTCAAGCCGGAGATTGACGGCACCGACTGGCTGGTGGCCAAGGCCACGCACACCATCGATGGCAGCGGCGGTTTCGTCACCGCCTTAGAGCTTGAACGCGGCGGCGAAGCCAGCGCAGAACCATCGGCTTGATGTAGCGCGTGGCAGCACCTGCGATCAGGAACAACGCCGCGTGTGGGAGTGTCGAGCCGCACGCAGCTTCAATGCTCGGGGTTGGGTAGGTTGCCTGCCAGATCGCCAGCGCGATCAACGCAGTGGACAAAGGGCGCCCCGTTTCCGTGGGCGCCCTTTCTGTTTCGTTCTGCGCGAAGCGGTGATGCTCCGCGTGTGGGCACTGCATCTGCACGTCACCCGTAAACACCTGGCCGATCACGGCCCCTTCAAACACGGTCTGACCCTTGCAAACGCACGTCGCCGCACCACGCTCCACACCATCACCGCAACTCATAATCCATCACACCGTATAGCGCGCCACACCGGCGCCTCTTGCGATGTGAGTTAGCGGCCTGAATAGAGCGCGGCGTGAGCGTTATCGGCTGGGTTTCTTTGATGCTTTAGGCGCCTTGACAACGATCTTTTGTCCACGCAGATCCACGTCGCCGCTGATCTGCTGGCCAATGCTGGTGTTCTCGAATGAAGTGCGGGGCGCGGCCGCTGTCGCCGCCGGCGTAACCCCGCGTAATGCCGCCATGACGGCCGCGCGTGCCGAAGGCGACGCCGTGCGCCACGCATCGAGCAGATCCGCGTCGGGTTCGGCCAGTCGCTCGCGGTTGCCGGTCAGCACATACACGATATCCGCGCCCAGTTCGTAGGCAGCGGTCAGGTAAGCCGCGCTCGCTCCAACGCTGTCCACCTCATAGAAGATCTGTGTGCGCTTGGTGACACCGCACGCCACACCCATGGCCTCCTGGGTAAGGCCCAGTCGCTTCCTTTCTTCTTTCAGCCTCAGACCCACACTCACGCTCAAACCTCCTTGACAGGTGAAACATCTTTCACTGAACATAGTGAAAGATATTTCACTGCTCGCTTAACACGGGGAAACGGGATGACCGCCACACGACGCACAATTCTGCCGAAACTGCGCACGCCGGAGGAAGCTCGCCAGCACCTGCGCGACATGGGCATCACCGTCGTCGCTTTTGCCCGGCAGAACAACCTCGACCGTCACTCGGTCAACGATGCGCTGCGCGGCGTTGGTAAAGGCAACTTCGGCAAGTCGCACGATGCGGCTGTCGCGCTTGGCATCAAGCGCGATCCCAATTCTTGCACAGTTACCGCCACTTCCCGTCAGTCACCCGCAGCGCGTAGTAAGAGCGGTAAAGCCTCGTCCAAGACCACCGTTGCCAAGAAGGCGCCCAAGGCTCGGGGCAAGGCATGAGCGCCCCCGTTGGACAGCGTGCCGTGTTCTGCTGCCCCGCCTGCAATGCGCGGCTGGTGAAGCGCACCAGTGCGTTGCAACACCCGTTCCTGCGCACTGACGCATACGTCTGTCCGAACCCCATGTGTGGTGCCACCTACACCGGCAGTTCGGAACTGACCAACGTGGCCAGCCCCAGCGGCCTCCCCAGCGCTCCGGCCTGCGAACTGCCGCCGACACCCTGGTACCAGCGGACGATGCTGCAGACGCGCTGGAAGCAGGATCAGGGCGAACTGCAAACCGACTGGATCGACGCAATCGAAGCGCGTCCACCAGACGGCGGCGATCTGCCAGCCGTCTGATTCACCTTTCCCCTTCCACAACGAACTGACCTGGCGGCTGCGGCCGCCGGCTAGGGAGTGCTGTGCATGATGCGACACAAAACCCAGCGTGACGGATGGTCTACCGCCACTCAGCCGAACTTCGTCACCAGCCCCAGCGGTGTTGAATACGTTCCGTACACCGAGAAGGCCCGCAAAGCCGCCGAGCTGCGCGCCCTGGTCGAAGCCCACATCGCCGCCGGTGGCGACTACCAGCAGCTGCCGACCTGTGCCGCCGAACAGGTGTCCGTATGAACCTGTTCGCCACTGAATCCACTTCCCACACTTTCCCTCATTTCCCCTTGACTTCACCGGGCAGGGAGAGCATTGTCTGCCGCACGGAGCGTAAGAACTCCAAGTCAGCGGTATCCGCGCCCGAAAGCATCGCGGTTTTTTTGCGCCTGCAATTCGTGCGCGCCGACGTTTTTCTGCGTCGGGAGGGCGGCAGCCATACAACACCCGCAAGGGGAAAACTGCCCGCCGGTCTGACTCCGGTTCTTACCCTCCCGACACCCTCGGTGCGACGCGTAAGAACGTCTCCCCGAGATTTCAATCTCAAGTCAGGAGACGTCCCCGTGACCCACGGCGCCCCTTCCACGCCCGGCAATCCTTCCGCGCGTCAAATCTCGCTCGCCTTCGGCCTGATCGCCGACACCCTCGAATGGCCCAACGATGCCTACCAGGCATTCATTGCGCGCCTGATCGCCGTCGGCGTGTGCCCGCTCGCCATAACCCTGGGCGACATCCTCGCCGCCTACACCGCCACCCGCGACGCCCATGGCGGCGCTCCCAACACCGACGACAAGGCGGTGCACTGATGGCCGGCGTTTCCAACGTAGTAATCCCCGAAGCTGCCCTGCGTCCGGTGATCGTGCTGGAGACACAGGTGCCGGGCTTTGCCCTGCGCGCGTCCTTCGACCAACGCGGCGTGCTGTTTCTGGCGTTGATACACATCGAGTCGGATGCGGCCGCTACCGTCTCCGCGCACAAGTCCAAGGATGTGCAGCGCGCCGCCACCGAAGGCCTCCAGACAGGAACCGTGGTCTACCTGCTCGCCAAGGGCGAGGCCGACCGCTTTTTCCAGTGGCTGCGCACTGGCGACAGCTATCCGGGCGGGGTGAACTGATGGGCAGCCACAACGGCCATGTGCCGCCGCACCGCAACCCGCCGCCACCCCATGCTGACCCACACGGGCACCTCATCAGCGCCGACGACGTGACGCGCCTCTGGCGCATTTCCTACGCAGTGGAGCTGATCGCGGTCCTGCCTGCGGAGGCGGCAAAGGTGCTGGGCATCACGGCCGACCACACCTCGGCCGTGGCCGAGTACATCACCGATGACCTGCGCGGAATCCTCGCCCGCTCCAAACCAGCGGACGAATAGACCCCACACCACCCATGGCGGCGCACCACCGCCGTCATAGGTAAGCAGGAGAGAGCCATGCACGTCCCTTTGCAAGCCGACCGCACCTCGTAAGTCGACCACACCCCATCCCCGGCGGCGCACCACCGCCGTCGGGGATGCCAGGAGAGAACCATGCACCACCACCACGCCGCTACTGCGGCTCGCCAAGGCTGAAACGGCATGCAGGAAGAGATTCGCCAGCAGGTTCTGTCGCGCATCGAGCGCGACTATGGCCTCAAGCATCGCAACGGCACACCCTACATGCGCGGCGGCAAGTGCCCCCACTGCGGCAAGAAGGAGCTGTACACCAGCTTCCAGACGCCTTGGGTGCTGCGCTGCGGCCGGCAGGCCAAGTGTGGACAGGAAGTGCGCGTGCGCGACCTGTACGACGACCTGTTCGATGACTATTCCAAGGCCAACCCGCAGACGACGGAAGCGCCGCATGCCGCTGCTGATGCCTACCTGGCCACCGGTCGCGGCTTCAACGTCAAGGCACTGAAAGGCCTGTATACGCAGGAGGATTACTACGACCGCGCCAAGCGCGAAGGCACCGCCACAATCCGGTTCCCCCTGGTCAAGGGCGGCTGGTGGGAGCGGTTGATCGATCGGCCCCATCGCTTCGGCAAAATGAAGGCACGCTTTGCCCCTGGCGAGAGCTATGCCGGTGTGTGGTGGAGCGCCGGCGCGAAGGACCAGCTGCGTACCTCGCGCCAGGTGTGGATTGTGGAGGGCATCTTCGACGCCATCGCGCTGCTGCAACGCGGTGTATGCGCCGTCGCGGCCATGTCCAGCAATGCGTACCCCGAGCTGTCGCTCAAGGAACTGCGCGACGCACGCCCCAACGATCTGCCGACCCTGGTGTGGGGATTGGATAACGAGCCGAGCGCCCGGGCCTACACCGCCAAGCACGTTCGCCGCGCCGAGAAGCTGGGCTTCACCTGCAAAGCGGCGCAGATCGAGCAGCCGGGCGACAAGAAGACCGACTGGAATGACCTGCACCTGCGTGCCCAGGCCGCAGAAGATGGCGATGCTATCTGGCAGGCGGACATTGACCTGGCGCTGCACAACGGCGCCCTCCTGCTTGCCAAGACCGCCATGGAGAAGGGCTTGATCATCTACGGACGCGAGCAGCGCGCCCAATTTCATATGGATCACCGGAATCGGCTGTACTGGTTTGAGTTCGACGCGGCGCGGTTCGACAAGCTCTGCCGTGATCAGGCCACCCGCAAGGAGGACATCGAGGAAGACCTGGACGAAGAACAGGTGGAGAAGATCCGCCGCGCCTGCTGCAACGTGCGCGAAATCGCTAACTGCTACCCCAAGGCCCTGTACTACCAGCGCAACGAAGTGACCGACGATGCCTGGTACTACTTCCGGGTGGAGTTCCCCCACGACGGCGCTGCTGCCACCGGAACGTTCACATCGTCGCAGGCGCTCAACGCCCCGTCATTCCGTGACCGCCTCGGCCACATTGCGCGCGGCGCGATCTTCGATGGCACCGCCAGCCAGTTGCTGCAGATCATGAAGATCCAGCTGGACAACATCAAAGAGGTGCATACGGTCGACTTCGTGGGCTACACCCCAGACCACCAGGCTTACATCTTTGGCGACCTGGCTGTGCGGCACGGCGAGATTGCCCAGGCCAACGCCGAGGACTACTTCGACTTCAAGAAGCTGCGTATCAAGACCACTCAGCGCTCCATTCGCATGGACATTCAGCGGGATCACGAAAGCTACCGTACCGAGTGGCTGCAGTGGCTGTGGACCTGCTTTGGCACCAACGGCCTGGTCGCGCTGGTGTTCTGGTTCGGTTCGCTGTTCGCCAACCAGATCCGCAGCACGCACAAGTCCTTCCCGTTCTTGGAGGCCACCGGCGAG